AACAAACGACAGTTTGCGAATACATGACGGTTCAACAGCAGGCGGCTCTGAAACAAACGCTAAACAAGCAAAGTACGCTGACGTTGCAGAACGCTATCGTGCAGACGCTGAATATGCGCCAGGCACACTGCTGGTATTTGGAGGTGATGCTGAAATTACTATTAGTACCGAAAAACACAGTAAACGTATTGCTGGTATTGTTAGTACAGATCCTTATTGTATCATGAACAGTCCTAAGGACGAACGAGATGATCCAACTTTTCCTGCAATGGCGTTGCTAGGTCGTGTACCTGCTAAGGTAATTGGCACAGTAGACAAGGGCGATCTAATGGTTGCTAGTAATACAAAAGGACATGCTGAAGCATGGCGCGACGATGCTAATCCGCCAGCCGGTAGTGTAGTTGGAAAAGCAATTGAATCAAAAACTGACCTTAGTGCAGGCATTATAGAAATCACAGTCGGAAGACTCTAATGTCAGAAAGATATCGAGCAGACTACGACGGTGAGTTTGTTATTATCAGTAACACAATCAAAGATGGCAAAAAACATCAAGAGCGTGAATGGATTGACAACCCTATCCAAAATCAACATATCTCGGGCCGGGCTGCTGTAATTGGGCACGGAGCTAGTCGTTACACTACAAAATTACACGGCAAATTCAATCTCAGCAACAACATTGAAAAACACAAAGGCGGGCACCTAGCTCGCAAACGTCTGCAAAGTTATGGCAGCGAAGGAGTGTGGGAAGAAATGAAATGCGACTTCTATGTTGAGTTTGATATTCCTACGTTGGAGAAACTGGTAGAGATTAAGTATACTGAGAAGACCAGCGTGTATAGCAATGCACGAAACTGTATTAACACACCCGGAGAATTTTATCTTGTTCCATACGGCGAAAGAGGACGTAGTGTTGCTGTAGCTTCTTGGATGGCATGTTTTGATGGGCATAAAGAAGTGTATTTAATTGGGGTTGACGGTACAAATGCAGCTGGCGAGGTTGATGAAACTTCGGTGAATCAGTTAAACCGTGTGATCGCAAACTACCCTGGTGTGAAATTTGTTCACGTGAGCGATAATATTTCGCCTCCTAATGTGTGGAAAGAGAATGTAAATTTTTCCCAATGTACTTACGGCAGTTTTGTATCAAACTGCGATATATGAAACTGTTTAACTGTATTAATTTTATTTAAAACTTCTTCAAATTTAATTGTGGTCCACAGACCCGGGTGTAACGGTTTTGGCCACACACCAGATTCAACCCAAGCATACCCATGATGTTCGTTGTTAAGCACAGGTGTAAACTCGGTTCCAACCAAACAAAAAAACGTATTATAACTAAAATAATCATCCGTGCTGGTAAACTTTTCAATGGGCACAAGTTTGATAACTTCGGGCCACATGCCAATTTCTTCTTGACATTCTCGTTGTATTGCTTCTTGTAGATTTTCGCCAGGATCAACTTTGCCACCTGGTAATCCCCAGCATCCGGGATTTTTTGGATCATTGCGTAGTAGATATAGATATCTATTGGTGTTTACACTGTAAAACCAAACGCCAACAGCGTCAATCAAAGTACCAAACTCCACTCACCTTCAGGGTATAGTCCTTCAAAGCTCTTGAGCCACTCACCACCTGCCCAGCGATATTGCACACTGGTTGTTAGATTGGCCATATATTGTACACTGCTAATATTTGAACTGTCGAATGCTATGTTCCATCTTGTGCCGTCATATTCAACAATGTCATTGGCATTGGCTACAAGCGGCGATCCGTCTGTGCCTCTCCATGCTTCTGCATTTCCGGTTGCACTTCCTGTTGAGTTGGTAATAAACAAATAGCGTTGTCCTGCAGAAGCAGCAGGCAATCCAGCTGTGGTTCCCGGCCCTTTGCGTTGCGGATCAACAATAGCATTAACAGCATCCAATGTATTTTGTGGAATGGTATCTATATCTACAGTGAACAGCAAGAATCTATCATCTGTTGGGTGATAAGCAACAGTTCCAGAAATAATACTATCATCATATGGATTGTCTAGTTGTACCATACTGATACCATTTCTCATACTGCCGTACAAGTCAACAACAGTATGCCACATCAAGTTACTAGGTGGAGCACTTGGCACCTGAACACCTTCGTTGTTTAGTACAACCTTACTCGGCTCCAGCACCTGTAACTGATTGCCCAGCAAAAGTGTTTGATAGTTAAACGGGGTAAACTTTTGTCTCGTTCCCATTAGCAAATCATTGTCGTAAATTGCATCAGCGTAGTCACCGCTCGCATCAAATACACTGGCAATGATTTTTTGTACAACTCCAAGTTTTTTAACTTTAGCTGGCGGCGATATCCAAATTGGCATCACAAAACGCATTGTAGCAATATCAATTGGATCATCTGTGCCCATTGGTATTGATCTTGAACTCCATGTTACTTGCTCAAGATACATTACACTGAGACTGGTCCAGTCAATAAAGTTGTCTGTGCTTTGTATTTCCAACCCTGGGTTGAACAGTGTTAGTATTTGTTCTAGAGCTTGTAGTTTTTGATTGGTGTTACTAGTCCAAAGGTCAACGTTTATTTCGAGATCATAAGGAACCGGCATCAACTTTTCAATTGTGAATGCAGTGCCTTGTGTGGTTTCGTAACTTTCGCTATCGGCATCCCAGTAACGTTGCCTTACATTTTGTTGTTCAACAAAGTAAGGTTCTTGTATTCTATCTCGCGCATAATTTAAGTTTGTAACGTGAAATGTAATTAGCGGAGTACTTGGCAATGCATTTGCACTGTTTTGCTGCATAATAGTAGCAGCCTGCCGAGTAGCATCTCCGTAGCGCACAGGAATTCTATACAGTGTCTTGGCATTGGTATCAGCATCGCGACCATACTCAACCTGAAAGTTTGAAAACACTCTGGTTACTTGCAGTAAGAATCTGCGTATTTGTTCGTCATAAAAGAACTGTTGTAGTGCCATTAATTGTCAGCCTCAGGTTTGAGTAGTTTACTAAGTGCTTGCCGCTGTGGAATATTGCCTCGATCCTCAGTTGGTGTTTCGTTTGTATTATTAACAAAACCGCTACGCAGTGTTTCATTCTGAATACCAGGCGTCAAGTCTGTTCTTACATCGTCTTCGTACTTAACCCAACGTGCGCCGTTGAAGCGGAAAAGTCTATTGGGATAATAGTCTAATCTAAGTGCAAAGTCGCCTTCTTGTGCGCCTCCTGGGAAACTTGTGCCTGGTGTAACAGGTAACCCGTTTGGTGCAATACCATCACCTGTTAAGTAACCTAGTGTATAACCGTTTGCTCTTGGGCTTTGTGGTTGACCATCAACATCAACATTGGTTGTATCAACTGTGATGCCTGTGTTGTCAACTGTGTAACTGTTTGGATCTGCAGGTGTACCATCTTCGTTTGTTGGCACAATATAAAATTTAACAGTGTCGTAACCACTAAGTGGAACTTCATACTGTGCCTGTGTGAGAATAGCATCGTTGATTTCTGTATCTTTAACCACTGTACCAAAAGTGTGTAACTCATCTTTGGGTACAAACTCTTGCCACTTGGTTGTATCAGTAATCTCTACACCAGGATCCACATCATCTATTGCTTTATAGTAGGTTTCCCCGCTGAGTACAATACTACCTTGAGGATAATAGTTTCCATTGTCCCAAATATTTTCAACTTCAAAGGGCTTATTGAGTATATCATTGTATTCTTGAGCACCTACCAGTGGTGTTGCTTTTACACGCCATAGGTGCGGTAACCAAGTTTGACTGAAGCCCTCGCTAGCAAATGCAGCATCTTGTATTACATAATATTTTGGAATTGCACGAGCAATGCCGCTGTCGAGAGGATGAAAATCTTTGAGGTTTGGTAACTCAAGTACGTCTCCGTTCATCAGTTTGCGACCAAGTGTGTCAATCATAAAGTTATAGTGGAATGTAATAAACAATGTATCGTTGTTTAGGAACAATCCAAATTGACTTAGATCAAAGTCAATGTCCTGCGAGTTGTACACACCGCGCATTTGATAAACGTCGTCATCATATTTGCGATCTCTGTTTTCTAGCAAAAACAAATCTTCAATAAACAGCGGAGATTCTGTGCTGTAAGCAGGTTGTGTTGCGTCTTGAGTACCGCCACTTACGCTTGAACTATCATCGCCGTGTGGCTGTGGTCCAAGATATTTGTGAACAAACATATCAACACCGCCAACCTGATACATTTCCATAACAGTGCGGTCAATAAATTTGTAATCGTTTTGACGATTGGGGCGATATAAACTCAAGCGTGGCATACAGTATTCCTCTGCATGTATTTATCGCTTATGCTGATACCTTCTTGGGTTCTACTTTGGTGATTGTGTGCATCTTTTTAACAATACCTACTACTTCACTGAGTTTTAAATAACCCTTAATCGTATCTCCCGGCAGGGTAATACCCGGTAGCTCAACTAGGTTGTTGCCTTCAAATACGCACACTTCATAGAGTCCTTTTGTGCCGCCATAGCTTCTGCTGTGTTGCACAATACTCAACTCGTATTGGCCAAAGTCTAGCACAAGTTGTACTCCATCAAGGAATGGCTCGAAACTGAGTCCTAGCATAGTTTCATTATCCATGAACTTTATCCTCGTTATCGCAAAGCATGAGATTTAATTTATGTAGCAAGGCCATTGCAGTGCGTGTCCAAAACTCATGCCCCCAGGTGTCCGGGGTAAATTTTTCTGCCATGCCAAAGCAACGTGCAATGCGCTGTTCATATAACTGAATTGTTTTACTATCTACCATTGAACAAAGTCCTCACAAATTCGAAGCACAATACTGCAAATCCAAATAAGCCAATTACAGTACCTGCTACTAAAAAGCTCTGTGTGGGGTCATACCCAAGCACAAACAAGCCAACAGACCCAACAAAAAATAACCAACACGCTGTTATTGCTACTAACATTATGCTGCCTCCTCTTGCATGTCAATCATTGCGCAAGCGGCGTCTAACTCTGCCTCAAGTTCTTCATCGGTCCAAACACTGAGACGCAAATTACGAGCATAGCTCTTGCTGTATGCATCTGCTACAGCGTAATAAACACTTTCTTCAAGCTCAATACGCTTGAATTCAGCAAGTGTACCTGAAGGAACACGACTGTTCCAATACACAAACTCATCTGGATGAGGCATCATACCCATATAGCAACCGGGCTGTTTGCTGAATTCTTCTGCTTCAGCACGCCGTGCCATGATAAACTCGCCCAGTTCAGGACTCATTGTTGGATTTCCTAAGTAAGACATATTCAACTCCTCTTTTCTAACTGTACATACAGTATAGCATATATAATCAAAAGGTCAACCTTTTTATTGTGTTTGAGCAAATATTATTTGGTTGACATACACTGTAGATGTGTTATAATGGTATATAAGTTAGAAAATTAGGAGCAACAAATGGCACTAACAGCACTTCGTGGTAAAAAGATAGCCCGCAAAAAAGCACCAGCAGTACGGCGCAAGCGCACTAACACAGATCCTAGTTGGGCTGATGCGTTGAAGATGAGTGGTCAAGCCTATCATGTTTACAGGCGCAAATGTATTGACTTTTATTACGGAGATAAAAAAGCCATCGAACTTATGCCAGATCTTCTTGCCTGGATGAAAGACGAACAGTACAGCAAAGGTGATATTGCACTGGTTAAGAAGCACGGGCATTCAGGTATGATCTATGCTGGTATTCATGCACGTTGTTTGCGCAATGGCATGCCTGATTTACATCCTGATCACAATGCATACTGGCAAACACTTGAAGGTACAAGTGGCGAAGTCTTTCCTGTAAGTGATATGATACGCCGCAAGATTGCTGAAGCTATTGCTAAAACTGAACCAGATGTTGTACTAGCAGTAGACAATGACAAGCCAGAAGCGGTGCGCAGAACAATCCAAGAAAACATGCGTGACAAAACCATGTGGATTGGCGGTATGTGCGACGAAGTCATGGACCAGTTTGTTAACGGTGGGTACAAGGATCCGGATAAGTTTTCAATTATGAATACACTGCGCAACGAAGGATGTCCTCCGCAGACAGTTGACTTAATTGCAACGCCATTCAAGAATCATCTTAGCGAAATCACTGAATTGATGAATTCACCTAGCAAGAAAGAACTTGCTAAAATGACCGAGCATGAACAAGACATGGTTTCGCAACTTGCCGAAGCGTATGCACATCTTGGCAAATTGCAAATTCGTGCATTACAAAAGTTTCTTGAACGTGCAGTTGCTGATTGTGCTAGTTATGTACAAGTTAAGAAAGTAGAGCGCAAGCCACGTGCAGTTAAAACAAAGACACCAGCACAGTTGGTTCGCAAGTTTAAATATCTCAAAGAGTTTGCAGAGTTAGGACTTACCAGTGTATCACCAGAAAAGCTAGTTGAAGGCAGTGAGGCTTGGCTTTATAATACAAAGACACGCAAACTGATCTATGTGATTGCTGATGAAATGCTTAAGGCTTACAATGTCAAAAGCAACAGTGTGATTGGCTTTGATCCTAACAAAAGTGTTATGAAAACACTGCGCAAGCCAGCAGAGCAACTGAAAGCACTGATGGCTAGTGGAAAGCCAGCCAATAGAAAGTTCTTTGCAGACATCAAAGCCACCGAAGTCAAGTATAACGGGCGT